CTGTCATGACTTTAAGCTGACGCTCCAGCAACGCCAGTGTTGTTCCAACAGGCGCCTGCGCCGACATATCGGAGACTTTCATATCCGCAGTCGCTGCAAAGCGACGACCTTCGTCAACGATTGTGCCCAGCAGGTTGTAGAGAACTGTCGATGGTTCCTTGTATGGCAGAGGCAGAATGCTGTCGCGGATGTTGCCCGATGCTACGTCCACATCACGCCACTCACCCGGAGCGATAGGTGTGTCGTCGCCCTTGATTCTCAATCCTCTGGATTTTAATCCGCCCGGCAAGTTTGAAAGCGTACCTGCATCAACGAGCTGCCTCATCAACGAAGTCGCGTTCTTTGCAAAGCCGCCCACCAAGTGGAACAGACCGAAGCCATACGCACCAAAGCCGGGGATGTACTGGTAGTGCACGAAGTGCTGACGCTTCAAACGCAGTGGGTCTTCATACTTCCAGTTTCTACGGATGGCCAGCACCTCGTTGCTGCCCTTAATTAATGTAACGACGTATGGCAGCGCAATCTCTGTTGGCTCTTTGTCCTCATCCACATCTGCGTGAACGTCGTCCTCAATATATAAGTCAGCGTGGCACTCGTACAGGGTGTATCTGTCGTCGTTCAGGTCAGAAAAGCCTGTCTCTTTGTCTTTGGCTTTCTGAATGTCCTCAACTTTGCGATCCGGATCGCCCAACTCAACGTCACGGTAGAACCCCGCCTGCTGCAACTTGATGATCTCGTTCTTGGTCTTGCGCATCACGTGCGTGAAGCGGTGGCAGGTGTCCATATCTGTTGCGCCGTACGGCAAAATGCCGTCTTCTGCTGGCACGAACATCGACACTTGGCGTCCCAAATTGGGATCATAGTAGACCTTCTTAAATGCCGAACCGGTAGCTGGCAGGCTCCAGAGCATTCTTTCGTGTTCTGGGCGGTACTCCGACATCACTTCGGTCAACTCGAAGTTCATATCTTCTTCTACCCGCGCTGCGGCTTCTTTTACCTCGGGCGTCTCTTTACCAATGATCTTGGTACGCACAGGACCCTGCGCTGGGAATGTTTCTGAGATGGTTTCAGATTGAAAGCGCACCACCGCTTCGGAGAGCATGGGGTGGAACACGCCACACGCGCCTGACCACGGCTCTGTTCTCTCCTCAATCTGAAGGCCAAGCAACTTAATGCCCTCGACGTACGCTTTTTCCCACTCTTTACGGGAGTTTTTGTCGTTCTCAATGTCGTCAAGCAGGTCAGATGCCAGCGACTCAAGCGCCCGTTCATCCAACTCTTCTGCCAGATTGGCATCAAAATCGTCCTCAACCTCGGCTTTTATAACGTCCAACTCAAAGCCCGGACCCTTGATGCTGACCGCTTCTGGGTCAACAATCTCAATTTCCAGTGCTGGCTCATCGCTTTCGGTATCCAACGCGTCCAATCCAGCAGGGGCTTGGTTTATTGATTTATCAATTGGCATGATTTGTCCTTAGTAGTACGCCGCTTTTCTGGCGCGGTGGTATATGGGTTCGTCTTTTTCGTCGGTATCAAGGGTAATGAACCCCCCTTGCCTAAAGCGTAGCAGTGCTTGCGACGTAGTATCCACGAAGTCATCGTGTTCGCCAACCGGGAAGGCTGCTACTTCTTCAATAACTTCTCTTGCCCATCTGGTATCAGGTGCCCAAACTTTGCCGCTGGTGAAGAGATCCGCGACTGCGTTGAGTCGGACATGCTTGTCGTTGCCTCTGCTTGGGGAGAACTCTTGAACTGGAATACCCATTGCCCGAAGTTCTTGAATGAGCGGGGCACCTGCTGCCTTTTTCTCCACAATGAATGCATCGGGTTCCCATTCTTTATAGTGCTTGAGCGCTGCTTGTTTCAAATCTGGAAACGCCATACGTTCCTTGAACGCGTCCAACAGTATTAACTGTGGCGTGTCGTTCTCTTCTTCGTTGTACCAAATTCCCCACGTGGTGCAGGCTGAATAGTCGGAGTTGTTCTTGGTCTCAAAGGCCGTATCCCACGACTGAATAATGTATTCGCATTGCGGGGGGTCGTCGTTTTCCCAGATGCGCCAGTGCTTACGCGAGATGATGGCTGAGTTTTCTGAGGAGGGGCGTTGCATGTACTGGGCGGTCCAGTACCGGGGGTCGAGTGACGCCTAGACTTTCTTTAACTGCTCCAGCGGCCACTGCTCTGGCCACAGGCTTTTCTCGTTCTCGTCGTTCTCATTCAAGATGGCCGGGAGTTCTACGATCTCCCATGGTTCTGCGTCGGGGTTGCGTGTTTGATAATCGATTAAACGGCCTGTCAAGTCCAACAGCGACCATCTGGTCATAATGACAATAATTGCCCCTCCGGGCATCAGACGCTGCAACGGACCTGTTTGGAACCAACTCCACGCTGTATCGAACGCCAGACGGCTGTTGCTCTTTACATCTTGTTCAGAATGAGGGTCATCAATAACAAATAAGTCAGCACCGCGACCAGCCAGAGCACCACCGACACCCGCTGCATAATACTGACCTCCGGCTCCGGTACTCCACTTGCCTGCTGCTTTCTGGTCATCTGCAATCCGCGTATCTGGGTAAAGTTCTTGGTACTCTTCTGACTCAATTAAGTTCCGCACCCGCCGTCCAAAGTCTTCCGACAAGCCTGCCGTGTGGGTGCCCATGATGATCTTTTTATCTGGATACTTGCCTAAAAAATAAGCTGGGAACAAGTAGGACGAGAACTCGGACTTACCGTGACGCGGGGCGATATTGATGATTACACGCTTTTTCTTGCCGCTGATCACATCTTCAAATATTTTTGACAACTTTCTGTGGTGAGGGCCGATCTTAAATCCCGGATACACGTGGGTAGCAAACCCAAGCATGGAGTCCCGCCCAATAACTTTACTAGCGCGGGCAGCGCGTTCTTCCACGTCCGCAAGCAGTTCCGCTTTTTCTCGGGGGGTTAGGGTTGGGAGGGCGCGTTGGAGCGCCGTTATCTCGTCAGGACTCAGTACTGGGTTCATTGTCTACACTTTGACATTCTATTTCTTCGACTTCTCTGACATCCGTGATATCCACGATCTTGGCGAATTTACCCAGCTTTTCCTTGATCCGCGCTTCCAGTTCAGCGTCGGACAGTTCTGTCTTCTTAATCTCGATCTTCTCGGTGAACAGCCCCACTTCCGTGACCTTGCCCAAGAGCGCCAGTGCTTTAAGCCGTACGCTGGCCGTAGGATGGTTTGTCTCTTCCAGTATCTTGGCCACCGTGTACCCGCGTAGCTCCTTGGCCTGATTGATAAACTCCCAATCGTATGCCGTTAGCATTCCAACAAGGTGCTGTACCGCAGCGGGGGTTTTGATTTCAGCCAATGCGGCACGGGAGTGCTCGTCGGGCTGGGCGGTGACGATGTTGGTGAAGGCCGTTCTGGCTGCTTGGGACTCCAACTCATTGGCGACTTCGTCGCCTGCTGCGCCCAGACTCTTTAACCACTCGGCGGTATCTACCTGAGCGTCCACGATGTTGGACGGGGGTATTTTTTCAAGCGTGACAAAGCCAGCGGAGTCGTCGTCCACATCGGGGGTGAATTCTATTAAGTGATCCAACATGCGCAGGTCCCTTGCGTACCTCGTTGCGCGGAGTGTATAGTGTGTCTTGCAAGTGCGCAAGTGGCAACTCTTGACATTTGCTTCTCCTTTGCTCGTGGTGAGCATATTTTGCCCCCGGTTTTGCCGGGGGCTTTTTTTCGGCTGTGTTTGTCCAACGTTTGACAGTGTTGTTATAATTTTTTTAATAATAGTGGGGGGTGTAGTCGGTTTTGGTCGGAAGGGGGGTTCCGAGTTGTGCTTAGTTATCAAGGTGAAAACTGAAATGGTGAGGATGGTTACGGAATAGTGTTATATACGGAGCGCCCCCAAGCTGCCAAATAGGGGTCATGGGGGTACGGTGGGGTCTCAATCCGGCCAAAAAGGGGTCAAAATGACCCCGTATCCGTCGATCAAACGGCGCACTCCGGATAATGGGTCTCGTCAATGGCACTTGCCCTTGGCAAACACAATCAACCCAACGAAAGGAAACACCATGAACAAGCAAACACAATCCAAAGTCAACACACTCGTATCCAAGTTTCTTGATGCATCTGACGACTTCGTCATTAGCTTGCACTCCGAAGGCTTGACCACAGACGCAGAGCAGAGACCGTACGTCATTGTTGCGGTATGCGCGAAGTACACCGAAGGCAAAGGCTGGAATGAATCTGCGAGTGGCAAAGTCATGCTCGATACGAAGCACAAGCGGTATGAGTTTCTGAAGACCAAAGTGCGCGATGTCATGGCAGCACTCAAGGGCGAGACGCGTAGCGCGTCATCTGGCAAGACTGACCCAGTAGACGCGATTATCCGTGCCTTCAACAAGCTCGATGCGAAGCAGCAGCGCGCCGTCATCAAGGCTCTGGCATGAGTTTTCGGGTCAACCTGACCCGTTTTTTTCCACGGGGCATCGGCGAGAGGTCTGGCCGGTGTTCCGTTATCTGTCTAACCACAATCG